TTTCATCATCATCGCCCTGCTCGATAGCGAAGACGTAGCCGTAGAAAATCTTGCTGGAGCCATCCCGCACCCGGATAACGGCCCCGGGATCAATCCGCAAGCTTTCATGCTTCACCAGCGACACATCGAGAACGCCGGGATGGCCGGTGCGGACGGTTTTCCACGACACAGACGACACCATGTCCGAGATGTCATAAATTTTGCCATCCCGGTTATCGAAGAGGATTTCCAGCGCCATCAAATCACCTCACGATGTCGGGATTTTGATCTGCATCCCGACCCGCAGGCTCCGCATCTGCGAATCCTTGATCCCATTCAGGCGGGCGATCTCCGGCCAGCGGCTACCGTTCCCCAGATACTTCTGGGCCAGCGCCCATAGCGTCTCGCCACTTTTCAGCACATGGACCTTCGGTTGCGGCTTCGTCTGCGGGCGCGTTTCCTTCTTCGCGGCCACGGCCACGGGCTGATCGTTCTGCGTCTGCACCTTGACCTGCACCAGCTTCGGGCCATAAGGCCGATACTGTTTGAGCGTCATTTCGTACTCGATGTCGCCCACAGCGCCAGCCACTTCCCGCCATGTGAAGTCCTCGATGGACGCTAGCATATTGATATCCACGGTCCCATCCGTTACGACCAGCCGCACAACCTTCCGGGCGCGCCGCCATTCGTCGATCATTTCCACGTAGCTCGACGGCTCCAGCAGTTCTTCGCCAACCACGAACGGGTAACGCTGGGCGGGGAAGAAGCTCTCGAAGCTAACTTCGGACAGACTCGGCGTCTGGATCGAATTGATCTCCCCGAGCTTGACGATCCGATACGTCTTCCCCTGCCCGGGAATCTCGACCTCGATTTCAGGAGGGTTGACCGGAAGACGGATTTCCTGCGCGCCGTCGTCAACGGAAAGATAAATGCCGTAGTCCGGCATAGCCATCACCTTTTAATTTCATCTGCGGACCTTTGTCTGAGTCTTTCAACAATCTCGTCTATCGCAGTTTTCTTTTCAGCGATACGGACCGTAATAGTCGCCTTTTCCAATTGAACGATTTTTTCGGTCAGATTTTTCACGGCTTCAGTCAGCCCTTCGACAGCCCGGATAAACTGTTCAGCGCCTATCGAGACCATCACTTTTTTAGCCATCAGGCAAACACCCCCTGCGCGGAATTGACAATCTCCCGTTCCAGCGATTCTTCGATGCGCCGGACGATGGTATCCACATCCACATCGTTCCGAATATCGCCGGTCGTGACCTGCACCGTCGGCGTCAGCGTCACAAAATTCTGGATCGACTTCATTTCGGCCAGCTCGCGCATCAGCTTCAAATCCTCGTTGGAGATATCAACCGTGTCCTCGATCTTCCCGACCTTATCAACGTTCGCAAGGCCGTTCTTGTCGATGTTGGCGAGATACTTATTGATGTCCTCAATCGCATTGCCACCGCCGCCGAACCCCTTCGCCATGTTCTGGATTTTATCGAAGGCGCCCTGAACCTTATCGGCCACAAAGTTCCCGGCGGCCTCGCCCCATTCCCGGCCAATGTTGAACGCCTCCGCATAGTCCATCGGCTCGAACCGCATCAGCTCGACGACATCAGCCTCGCTTTGCAGGCTGTCGCGGGCGGACTCCAGCTTGTCCAGCAGATTGCCGATCCCGGACGTGATGTCCACCTGCAAGCCGGGAATCTTATTGATGATGTTCTCAATCCCGGAGGCTAGTTTCTCAAGTTGTTTCAGGGCGGTAATCACCAGATCATAAAACAGTTTTTTTACGGCATACACAGGATCGCGCCAGACGTTCATGAAGAATTCGGCCACAGACAGCACGCCGTTTGCGATCCAGACGAACTGATTGTAGACGAACGCGACCAGCGTGCCAATGATCCCGCCGATGAAGCCAATGACCTTCGCGGCAATATCTCCCCATTGGTTGAAGACGTAAATCAGCAGGCCAATCGCGGCGCCGATCAGCAGAATCGGCCAGTTCATCGCCAGCCACGCGGCGGCCTGCGCCAGAAGCGGCGGCACCATCGCCCACGCCGCAACGACCATGCGCCACAATTGCTGAATCATCATCGCCAGCAGAATGCCAGCCACCATCATCAGGATCGGCTCGATAATCGACCAGTTGTTCGCGATCACGTCACCGATCCACGTCAAGACGTTCAGCAGACCACTCGCGGCGGCGGCGGCCAGATAGATCGCGTTCGTGATGTTATTCATGACAGCCGCACCACGTTCCGAATTGAGCCAGTCACTCATTTGCTGGAACACCGGAGCGAACGCCCGGAACGTTTCATTCTTAACTTTTTGAAACATCGCGCCGAACGTCATAGGCATTTCCGCGAATTTAGCGTTAATGTCATCTGCCGCCGAGAACAGGGCGGCCTTTATCACGTCTGCCGTCAGCGCACCCTCCGACGACAAGTCGCGCAGTTCGCCCTTCGATACACCCAGATACCTCGCAATCGCATCAGCCAGCATTGGCGCATTTTCCATGATCGACCGAAACTCATCGCCTTGCAGGCGCCCGGACGCCATCGCCTGAGAAAGTTGATACATGGCGGCGGCTTGTTCCTGCGTCCCAGCGCCGCTGATGGTGAACGCCTTCTGCAACGTCTCGACGAACGCGACGATCTCGCCGCTCGAACTGAACGCATCACTCGCCAGAATCCCCAGACGGGCAATATTGTCGGTCATGGCGATAAAATCGCCACGCGCCCGTTGAGCGGCGGCGTGAATTTGCGCTTGCAAATCGTCCACAGACTGCCCTTCATCGACGATCAAATCCAGCCGCGCCCGAGCAGAAATAAACGTATCTGCCGACCCCAAAGCGCTTTGAATCCCCTGAACCGTCAGATATGCGGCGGCCAGACCAGTCGCCCAATTCTTAATCGAAGACGACAGGCTATCCGCGGACTGTTTTGTGTTTCTTACGGACTGCGTGAACCGATCCTGCGCCTGCTTTGCGGCGTCAATGTTTTTCTTGATCTCCGTCTCCGCAGACGCCAGTTGCTTCTTCGCCGCAGTCAACGTGCGGTCAACCGTCAGATTCCGGTTGGCCGAACTCTGCATCTGTTCCATCGCCCGGATCATCAGGTTCATGCTATTGGTGATATTCTGGAGCGGTCTCGTCATCGCATCGAACATTTTCAGTGTTGCAGTTACCGTTGGCACACTCTCACCGCCTTCCCATACAAGTTACGAGCAAATAAAAAACGCCCCGTAGGGCGTGGGTTTACAACGTTATGTAGTCCTGTGCGGCAAGTTCCGGGCGCTGGCTCAGAACGAATTTCTCGAACCTCACCGGGCTAGATGTCTTTCGCAAGTCAAATGCCATCGGTTGCGGCTCGTCCTGCCCGTCTGGCTTGTAATATACGATCAATAGATTTCCTTTCGTGGCCTTCTTCCCACCGACAGCGGATAATGCGCCCACGATAGCGCCTATACCGCCAAACGCCACTCCGCCGACGACACCCCTGCCGATAACGGACTTGTTTTTCTGTATCAAGTCCGTTTTGCGGGCGGCCTTGATGGCCGTCACCTTGTCGTAGTTCAGTTCAAACGTCTGCTTGCCAGACCGGATAATGAGCCGGTCATCGGCAAAAAACAGCCGCACGATCTTCTTCGGCTCCAATCCCGGAACACCGAGAAGATGGAAGGCGGCGGTGTACAGCTTCGCGCCCAATCGCTTCGCTTCTCGGGCCTCTTTCCGCCACAACCACACCGCCGCCAGAATGAGCAGAAGAAACAGCAAAGCACCAGCCATCTGAACCCCTCCATGCGTCTTTTGGCAACATTATATCACCTTTTACGCCGTTTTGGAGAAGATGGCTTCTTTTTCGCTTGCGCTTCTGCCTTCTTCTCGGCTTCGATCCGAATATCGATCATCGCATACAGCGCGGCCTTTTGCTCGACCGAATATTCGGCAAGTTCCCACGGCTTGATATTGAGCTTGTGGAGGGCATAGTAGGCGTAGTTCCATTCGCCGTCGCCCTCCCGGATCAGTTTTTTACTTCATCGACAAGTTCATTTACGTCCTTGTCGAATCCGTTAATCTCCTGAACAGCCTGCACGAGCCGCGCATATTCGCCGGACAGAAGCATGCGTTTCAGCAAATCCTCTGCGCCGAGCACGCCGTAGGATTTTTGAAGTTCCGCATCTTTCAAGTCCGGGAACACCACGCTCGATACAACGACCTTCGCCATGTAGACTTCGGGCTGAATTTCGGCCACCCGGCGGCCTCCCGGCCCCTTCACGTATTGCGTGGCCGCCTTCCGAAGCTGTTCATTCTCGGCTTCCGTGATAGCCCGAATCTTCCACATGATCGGTCTGCCATTCTCATCCTTGAAGCGGTCGGAAACAACCACTTCGTCGATGATTTCTGCCTTCGCGTTTTGCGCGAAAAACGCCTGCAAACTACTCATGTATGATCTCCTTCCGTGCGCCGCATCAGTTCAGCGGCGCAAATTGTTCCAGAATGTCATAGTCGTCGAACGTAAACGACACATCCTCATTCAGCGGATCATCGCTCGTCGCATCGAATTGTGCGGCAACCACGCTATCAAGGTTGCAGTTTTTAAGTACAACCGTCTGCCGCCCGGTCGCCGAAGTCGGGTCTTCGTTCGACACCGTGAGGTCGAAATAGAAGTCACGGCCTGTCTTGATGTAGTCCCGGACGAGGCGACGGAAAAGCGATGTAACGTAGTAGATATTCAGCGTTCCCGTCCCCGACCAGCCCACAGCCTTCTGGCCGACATTCGTTTTCCCGACAACCGGAACATCCGTCTTGTTCTTCTCGATGGTCGCCTCAAGCGACCGGGCATAGAACAGTTCTTCGACCTGTCCGTTGATCGTGATGAAAGCTTTCGCGTGCTTGCCGGAAATGGCGTCCATTTCGTTCATGAACGGCATCCTGATCCCTCCTTATCGCACAATGACTTGCATGTAGACCTTCTCGATGGCATCGACAGGCTGGACGTACAGCTCGACGTAAATGCTATCCACATCGGCCCCCTGAACCACCGTAATATCGGCCTGCGAATCGAGATTCTGGATCGCGCCGATATTTTGCAGGCTGGTCAGGTAGTTCACGATCTCGTTTTTGAACAGGTTTCGCCCGTCAACGTTGTTGTCCACCTTCCCGGCGTAGAACTGCTCGAAGATGCGTTTCAAGTCGTTGCCGATGGCGTCCAGCACCCGGATAACCCGGTTCTTCGAGAAGTGGCGGCGTTTCTCGGGCGTGAAGCTCGTGAACGTGTTAATATCCTGCTCCACAATCGCCCGGCCATCGGACGGCACGAACAGGAATTCGCCGTTCTGGAGCGCCTGCACGATTTGCGTGTGCGTATAGCGCGTATCCACGTCCACAGCGTCGTCATAGGCCATGTACGTCAGCGACTGGTTGACATTCGCACCAGCCGTTGCACCTGCGACCCATGCAGTAGCCTGCACGTTATTCAGTGTCGTGCCATCGGACAGCACCACGCCATTTTTGACACTGATGACGCCCTCGTAGTCAGCGTTTGGATAGTCCGGCAACACGACCTGAATCTTCTTGCCCTCGTCCTCGCGCAACCGGCGCGCAAACGAAGCAAAGACCCCTTTCAGCGGCACATCGCTGACCGGCGCGGCCATCGTGTTAAAGTCGAACAGCTCGATGGCGGCCAGATAGTCCGTGTAGTCGCTGTTCGTCACCGTGCCATCCATGCCGCCCGTCAGCGGCGTACCAGACGTAGCTTCCAGTTCGCCAGACGTTCCGAACGTCACCCATGCGTTGTCTTGCAGTTCAGCGCGTTCTGCAACCGTCTGCACATCCACTTCGCGGCCATCCACATACGTGATAACATCGAACAGCTCGGGATCATCGACGTTCGCCTGAACGGCCACCGTGATGTCGTTGCCCCGGACACCACCGTACCGGGCAGTGACCGTGACCGGATCGGTCGTTCCGATGGTCGCGGACGCCTGCGTGCCGGTATTCACTCGGTACAGCAGAAGCGTCCGGGCGCGTTTCAGCGACTCACGCACCAGCACCAATTGCGGCGCCGTGATATCATAGCCGAGAATGTCCGTCACATCTTGACCAGCCTCAATCATCACGACCTGCTTACTCGGCCCCCACGAAAGCACAGCCGGGAGCGTCACGATGCCTCGGTCGCCGAGCGTGCCGACAGCCTGCGCCTCACTCCGAAAGTTAACGTACAGGCCGGGCCGAACCTTGTTTTGAGCAACCCACGTTCCGCCTGCCATAGTTACTGAACCCTCCTTGCCTTGAAGTCTTTCAGCAGTTTCTGAACCTCGTCGAGCGTGTACTGTTTGTCGTCCTCCAGAATGGCGGCCAGCACATCACGCTCAACGCGCGAAAAGTTATACGCCCGCACCAGTTGCCGTTTCGTGAAAACCGGTGCCTTTTGTTTGGCCTCCTGCTCCTTCTTCATTTCAGCCAACCCTCCTGTTCAAGCGACTCCATCTTCGGCGGTTCGGGAACCTCTCGCCGGACACGGAAAGAATAGTCCACAAAAAAGTGCAGAACGCCATCCACGATCTCGTGGTTCATTCCGGTACCCTGATACTGCACCCCGTCGTACTCGATCAACTCCAAAACGTCATACAGCTTTTCAGCCATATCGTGCGCTTCCTCGTTGGAATTGTCCTTCGGGAAGTAGTGGATGTCGAAGCTATGCGTCCGCCTGTACCGGGTGTTCAGTTCTTGCGCTTGCGAAGCGTTCAACAGCTTCACGAAAAAGCACGGTTCCACGAACCCCTGACGGATTTCCTCACCGTACCGCTTGATATTCGGGAACCGTTCATTCAGCCGCCGCATGACAGCGGTGCGAATGTCATTCATCTCGACAACCGGCATCGCCTCACCCCTTCCTCGGCGGCCTGCCATTCATGATGCCGTCCCACAACTCCATAACCCGACGCTCCAGATAGCGCGGCAGTTCGCGCTCGATCTCCTGCATGGAGATGGTCGCCATGAATCGACCGGGCACCCACCCATCCTTCGGCCCGACGTACATCCCGGTTTCGGCGTTCGGATCATACACGAACGACTTGCCCTTCCAGTAGCCGGGAACCCAGTGGGATCGGAACCCGTATTCGACGAAGCTTGCATAATCGACCGGGTTGTAAATTTCTACCACAAGCGCATTGCCTCGGCGCTCAACCGTGCCGACTTTCCAGTTTCGTCGCAGATGCCCCGTGTTCACGGGCGTTCGCTTCTTGATCTTTCGCTCGGCACGGAACGCCATTTCCAGCAGAAAGTCACGGATAAACCGCTCGATCACGCGATCGTCTAGCGCTTTGTTGAATGCGCCAGCCAGCCGCCGAAGTTCGGAGAAATCAACACTTCCCCACTTCGCCACGGTACAACTCCACCAGACCACGGGAAATCGCTTCGATTGCTTGTTCTTCTGCCACTTGATGCAAACCATCCAGTCTTTCCGTGAACGGCCAGAAATGGATATGCAGAAGTTCATGAACTAGCGATAATTCCATGTCCTGATCTTCAGAAAGATTATCGGGATAGTCCACCGGGTCCAAGACGCGAATCGTGGCCATCCGTTTTGGAAGTACGATCTCGATCTCCGCATTGCAGTCCGAACTCAACATATCCCATTCGCGGCAAATTCGAACGTTGATAATCCAGTCCTGCAAGCGGAGGATTTTCTGCCACTCCGCGCACTTTTCACGCAACTTCTCCTCAGTAAAAATTACTCCGGGCATTACGCATTCGCCTCCCGTTGAAGGCTGACCTCCTGATGCGTCGAGTAAACGACAGGCTCACCAGCCTTATAAACGCGCTTGACAGTTCCCCGCGTAACCTCGATCACGTCGCCCTGCTTAACATCATATTCCGGGGCGATGAACAGCTTCGTCTCGTAGGCGATTTCATTGACCGTCTCGGTCTGCCGATTCGTTCCCATTCCCAGACGAGACAAGCGGCAAGGAACGTTCTCGTAAACAGAGAAAAGACCGAGCTTCGTTTCGGTCGTATGCGGATCGGTGTACTCCCCATAACGACTGATCGAAGCCCGGTCCTCATACAGCCTTTCGATCACCATCCGGTGCGCCCGGTACAAGCCTTTCATGCCCAGACCACCCGCCGGAAGCGATGCAGTTGGGCCTTATACTCACGGATGATACTGTCCTCATCGCGCCGGTATTGCACGGACGTGTCCCCAACTTGCAAGTTGGCAGGAACGCCCCCTCCAGACGCATTGTAGAAGTCCACGGACATTTCGATCAGCACCGTTTCGAGTTCGGCAGGCAACGACTTGATGTTGCAGTAGTTCAGAATCTTCTGCTCGGTAGATTCGAGGATAAGCGTCAGCAGTTCATCTTCGTCCGTCCCCTCAATCTCCAGAAGCATCTTGAGCCTTTTGAGACGTTCTTCCATGCTTTCGCCCACCTTTCTCGGCCTTCTGGGCGCCACTTTGCCTGATCTCGGCCTCGACAGACGCGCAAGAGTCCTTTACCATTGCCGACACCTTCTCGGCCTCCACGGGGCGATTCTGGGCCGCGTGGGGGGCCGCCGCAAGCAAGCGCCTGCGGCGGTTAAAAGCGGTAACACTCATAGCCGCCACCCTCACGCGATCTTGTGGACGAACTTGACGATGCGGATCGCCTTCGGTTCGTACACACGCGTCCAGTTGTCACCGTCTGCCAGTTCGGTGTTCGACGGCGATACACCGGCCACACTTTGCGACGTGAAGCGCACCCCGCGCGGATGCAGGATGAACGTCCGGCGGTTGATCAGGTAGTCTTCACCAGCCAGCGAATCGCGGTCGGTTTCCGTCGGCACGAAGCCAACCGGGTTGCCTTCGCCATAAGCCACAGCACCCGGGCCGAACAGATACGTCGTGTACGAGCCGGTCACGGAATCATACGGAACGCCGTCGTCGACGATGACTTGCTTACCGAGGAACGTCGGAATCTGCATCGTGCCATTGGTGGAAGCGGGCAGATACTCGATCAAGTCTTGCTTTTTCAGCGCCGCCTCCGTCGCGGAGTGCATGATGATTGCCGTCAGTTGAGCCTTCGCATCGCCCAGCTTTTGGGCGGCATCCACAGCCGTCTTCGCACTGATAATAGCATCTTCGCCAGTTTCGCCCGAAATATCATGCACGTTCGTGGTCATGTTAGCGGCGTCGAACACGCCTTCAAGCGTCGAAATAAGTGCGGCCTGATAGCGGCGTGCCCAATACGATGCCACAAGGTCGCCAATGGCCCGCATCGGGTCATCGCCAGCAAGGTTGGCGGCCAAATCGTTCGCACCCCACGCGCGGCCACGGCGCAGGATCACGGCCTCATCCTTGCTCGCCTGAATCTTGCCCGGCGTAAGCGCGTTGTTGTCGTCCAGCACTTCATCGTCGCCGGTCAGGTCGCCCCAGAACGGCATTTGCACCGTCTTCGCAGATGCACTTGCCAGACGGTCGAACTCCGCCGTGCGTTGGGCGATGCCACTTTGGAACAGCGCCGACAACTCCATCGTGCGCTGAATCACATACGGTGTAAACACCTCGGGAACGATAACATCTGCAATTTTCGTGGACATTCAGAATCAACCTCCTGCTTGTGCTTTGAGTTGTTCGGCCAGTTCCGGGTTTTCCCGCAGAATCCGGCCCTGTTCAGTCAAGTTGAAATGCTCCATACTCCACGGGTTCTTAACCCCGCCCTTCGACGGTTCGCGCCCGTCGGCAGGATTCATGCCCTTGAGCTTCGCTTGCGGATCAGCCTGCTTCTGGACAAACAGGAACGATTTCGTATCCCGCAAGGCTTTCAGTTGATCGTCCAGTCCCGCCTTGATATTCCCCTGCTCGTCCACTTCGATTTTGCCCTTATCGATCAGGCTCGCAACCAAATCGGGATCATGCGCTTCACCGGCCACGGCCAGCTTGATCGCGGTCGTGATCGCCATATCCCGCAGGCGGCCCTGATATTCCTGTTCACGCTCCTTGTTCTCGCGTTGGAGCGTTTCAATTTGCTTCCGCAGTTCTTCGTTATCACCAGCCGACTTTTTCAGTTCCGTAAGCTGGTTGTCCCGCTCTTTGAGTTGATCGGCAAGCTGTTTACGCGCCTCGTTCACTTCGTCGAAGCGGTGCTTCGGAACGTACTCCTTGAACTTTTCCTCGGCGGCGGCCACAGCGTTCTGCACCACCTCCCCGGCAACTCCGTGTTGCTCCAGCAGTTGCTTGAGCCATTCCATTCAAACCATCCTCCCGTTCATTCACTTACGCTTTTTACCCGGTCGCGTCCGGTAGTGTCTTTGCAGTTTGCGCCCGAAATACCAAAGAGGCGGAAAAATGAGAAACGGGCCTACTTGGCCCGCTTGCTCGCTTCGATTGCCCGGCCCTGCGCGAGCGCCTTTTCCCGCGCCCTCTCCCTACCCGCCCTATCTCCCGGCGTGTACGTATAGCACGTGCCACGCTCTCCCCATTTGTAGCCGGGCCTCCCGTTTTTCTGACAACGCATGATCGGCATGGCTATTTCCTCCGTTTCTTCTTCGCCGCATCCTGCCTCGTTTTAAGAAGCCAACCAGCGGTAACGGTTCGGACTTCGCCTCCAGCATAGACCCGCAGTTTCTTGTTCGGAGACATCTTCTTCAATTCGCTGATCGTCAGCTTCGGCATTTATCTCCCCTCCACATAACGCTCGTACCATTCCCGGTACGTCATGTTTCCCGGAACATGGTACACCCCCCCGTCGGAGTCTCGGGCGATCCGTTCGCCCGGATCACCCTCGTCATCGAAATATGGCACCACGGTCGAGCGGCAGTTCGGATGAAGCGGCGGGAAATTGACCCCGACTTCCTTCTCGCTCAACCGGAACACCTTGCCGTCCATTACACGGCAAATCTCACTCGTGCGGCTGTCCAGCGTCGCAAGGAACTCGTATTGCTCCACGACACCGCTCGCCTTGTACCCTTCCCACGCCGCCTGATGGGTAACGAAACTGCTCTCGGTTCGGACGATCCGCTCGGCGCTGGAATACGATACCTGCATTCGCTCGGCCAAATCTTTCGCCGTCTGCGCCACACCCTCACCCCGGATAAACGCCTGCGTTAGCTTCGTTTGCAATTCCCGCACCAGCTTATCCCGGTTCGCCCAAACGCGCTCGGAATAGTTCTCACCGAGCCACGGAGTCTGAATGGCCTTTTCGATAGTCGGCCTGTCAAGCGTGGCAAACGACACGCCGATTCCTAGCCCCCTCTGAACCTCGTAAACAGTTCGGTAGTAGGTGTCTTCGTAGATGCCCGCCAGAAGCTCCTGCGTGCCCGCGTGAGCGTTTCCGAGCAGTAGTTCGACCTCCTGCCTTATCTGGAGCGTCAAAGCTTCCAGACGGCTAATACGGGCCTTATAATACGCGGCGTTCAGCTGGCGCGTCCAACGGCCATCGGCATTGTTTTTCGCCTTCTCGATGAACTCCTCCAGCGTCATGCGGAACTCGCGCAGTTCCCCGGCTGTCAGCAGACGGCGTGCTTCGTCCATCGTGACCTGATTCTCAACAGCATACCGGGCGTAAAAGGCTTCAATATCGCGCTCAATCCTTCGGATCGCCCTCTGGTACTCTTTCAGCAGGCGATCGGCATAATGGTCGGCCTTCTCGTACTGCATCAAGGCGACCTGTTCGCTCCTGCGGCGCCAGTATTCCTGATTCGGCGTCATTCAGCTTCGCCCGCCTGCTCACCGAAACCCTGATAACTCTCGAAGGCGCTCATATCCCGCTGGCGCTGGGCTTCGATGCGCTCCAGCTCAGACTGAACGTTCGTCACCCACGGATGGTTAGCGATGATCGTCTCATCGGAAATAATACCGACACTGGCCTTCGCATTATTGATCACGTCGGATTCGTTGATGATGATGTCGCGGTTGAAGATGAAGTCCACCTGCTCATCGGAATAATCAGCGCCAGTCGTATTCGCAAGGTGCTGGTCGATGAACCAGCGCAGTTGCTCCAGCGACGCCTGAAACTCCGTTTCGATAATGTTGGCATCCATGTCCAAATCAGCGTACAGGAACTTCAGCGCAACGCCAGACGGGTCGCCGCCGAACCGCTCAGCCTGCGTATCCACCCCCCGGCCAAACTCATAAATATCTTTGCGAAGCTGTTTGATATGCGCATTGTGCGCCTCTGTGTCGATTTCCAGATTGATCGTATCAACCCTGCCGTCTTCGGACACCTTCACGGCCCGGAATACGGACAGGTTGTGCCGGAACTCTCCCAGATTCGTGCCGTCGTAGTTGCGAAGCACATAAATGCTGTTCGGCAAGTCCTCCAGATTATTGCTGTTGTCGCTCGTGTGCTTATCGTAGTCATCCACCAACGACTTGACGAACTTCACGAGCGGCAGTTCCTCATCATTGTACTTGAAGCAGACGAACGGCACCTTTTGCCAGTTGTAGCCCTCCGCTTTGCCGTCACCGCGATCCAGCATCACATGCGGCGCATATTCCTCGGACTCCACATCAGGGAACAGAACGCCGTTCTCGTAGACATATCGCAGGATGCCCTCCCTACTCCAGAACTCGACCTTCATAATGATCCGCTTCGTGGCGCCCTCAAACGCTTCGACTTCATACACGCGGATAACTGCGTCAAGCTCCGTATGCGCCGCGTCCCTCCATAGTGGAATGACTTCCTCACTCGGTATTTTCTTAAACGACAGCCGCCCGTCCTGATCGTAATAGACCATCAACCACGCCTTGCCCTTGTTGATAGCCTCTTTCCCCAGATTTTTAAGCATCCGCAGGAACTCCCGGTTGAAAATCTCATTCAGCCGCTTCTGATATTCCTCATTCGTCGTCTGCACGGTCAGCGGCAAGCCGAGTAAATAGCCGACCTTCTGATCGACCAGCTTCCGCACGAAGTTGTGGACGAGCTTGTTATTCGCCAGATTCTCAACCTCGACCAGCTTCCCATCCTCGCCCACGATCATACGCTTGCGGCCCAGAATATCCGCGTCGCCCTCGTAATACCGTTGGCCAGTCAGCATCAGCAGGCGTTCGTTCGACGCCAGCCAGTCTTGAACCTCCAGCTTGATGATCTCGTCCAGCGTCAGCGCCCCTCGTGCGCCGGCCTCGATGATCTCGATGATTTCGTCCGTCAACGTCGGCACAGTCTCACCGCCTTTACACAAAAGATATTGCGGAATCTCGCATCACGACCGTGTTCACGAAGTAGCGGTCACCGTCCATATGGTGATCGTTCGCCTTCACCGGAATGTCCTCGCCCCTCTTCTGAGCCGCCTTCGCATCCCAAACGTAAGAAGCGAACTCGCGGAATGTTTCGACACAGCAATCGTTATACTTGATCCGTCCTGTAGTCAGCGCGGTCGCCACGTTCCGAATCCCTTCCAGCACGTCATTTTTGGCCTTCCGCACATGGAAGCGGCCTTTCTTTCGGACCAGCGCGATGAACGACGCCGCCGACGGGTCGATAATCAGCGAGCGGATCGGCAGATTGCCGACAAACTCGATCAAATCCTGATAGTATTCCTCATCCGTTTTCTGCCTAGACGCCACCCTGCCGTCATAGTGGTACTCCTTGACCTTGTACCAAACACCGTCATGCAATCCCCACAGCCCGAACGTGGTCGGGTTCTGTGTTCCGTAGTCCATTGACACGTAATATTGCGTATATGGGCGCGGAACCGTAGGAACGACATGCTTCTCGCGGTCGAACATATCGTAAATGACACCCTCGGCCATGACCCACAATCCGAGGATATTCCGCTGGTAGAACACCCCGGTAAACATCCGGCGGTAGCGCTCTTTGATTTCCTCCGAAAGCGTCAGGTTGTCGTCGAGCGTGAAGTGCAGGCGCAGTATGCGCTTTTCATCGGCCATGTCGATGTAGTCCGTCTTAATGTAGTGGTACGGACCAGCCGGGTTGCAGTTCATGAAGATTTTCGATCCGCGCACCGAACAACGCCCGATCAACTGCTCGACAAACGAGCGCGGGAACAGCGCCACCTCGTCAGCATACGCGCCAGCCGCCGTCAAGCCTTGCAACACATCCTGACTGGCCTCATTGTTAGCCCCGAAGGTAAAGTAGTTGTTGCCCCCGATCGCGATATAGCCTTCCGACCGGTTATAACGGTACGGAATCCCTTTCGCGGTCAGCATCTGGAACATGGGTTGCAGAACGTTCCGTTTCAGCGCCCCGACCGTCTTTCCGGCAATGATAAAGTTCTGGCCCCTGAACGTGTGAAGCGACCACATGATGAAGCTGTCGATCCCGGCGACCGTCTTCCCAGAACGAATCGCGCCATCGCTGATCATAATGTCGTAATCCCGATACGGACTTTGCGGCATCCACCACGTCAGCAGTTTTTTCTGCTTCCGGCTGAAAGGATGCCACTGGAACGCCGCGTTACTTTTCGTCATCGTTCCAAACCTCGTCAGCCGCCGCATTAAGCGCGTTCACATAGCCGGACACGTCAACCTCTGCCGCAATATCAAGCCGCTCCTTGCGGCCCCACCGATCCGGGAATTTACGTTCCAGCCGCCACGCAGCAGCCTGCCATTGAGTTTCGGCGGCTTTCCCGATCAGCATCACGTCCCGAATCTCGGCGGAGGCCAGCGCCTTTTCTACGGCGTCCGAAAACTCCACGAACGGCGCCTCGGATTTCTTTGGCTTCGCCCGCGGGTTTTTCTCCAGCCGTTCTTTTTCCCGGGCGCCCCGGCGAAGCCAGTCGTAAACCGTGTTCTTCGAGATACCGCAATACGCCGCCGCAGTTTCGATGTAGTTCCCGGCCTTCACGACGCGAGCGAACTCGTCAATAAGCAACTTCGAGATTTTCGTCGGTCTTCCAATCTTGCCCACCGCCCGCACCCCCTCTCGGCTTCCGGTATTCTTCATCGACAATATGCGGCACCGCGTACCGCCACAGAATCTTGTGGTGAATCCGCTTGAACTTGTTCCCCATCCGGGCAATCTTCACCGCTCCCGGCGCGAAAATCACGGTGTAAAAGCTCTTGATGTAAGTCCCGTTCTCCAGATAGATGTCCGTCATCCCGCCCGCGTTCGATTGCGTTTGAAGCTGATTGATCGCAATGCAGTTCACCGTCATGAACAGTTTGCCTACCGCTCCGAGCCGGACGTAGGTGTTCACATCCTCGTTAATCCGGCCCAAAAAACGAAACGGACGCCGCGTACTGCACAGAAGCGTGTTCATCGCTTTCCGCTTAATCCGAATCTCCCGTCCCATATCGCTCTGCTTGCCACCGACAAAATCGCCGCCCTGCGCGAACGCCAGACACGTCGCCCCGGACTTCTCGTAGAACTCGATCATCCGGTGCATGACATAATCCAGATTCCGCAATGGCCTGTTCTTGAACTCACCTTTCCGGTTGAAACGGAACGAGATAGACGTGTAATCATCGTCAAGCTCCATGAAGTGCGTATATCCGAGCCGATCCGCGATCTCGAAGCAGGCATTACGGGCAAACACAATCGTCTTGCGGTCATCGAAGTTATCAGCAGTATCAAACGTTTTGGCGATAGCGGGCTTATCGAACATGATCACCCTGTCCTCGCCAAACCGCCGGTAATACTCATCTGCCGTCTTATCCTCGTTGTCAATCACGATATACCAGTCGCCGGTGTACCCGGCCCGTTCGAGCGTCCTGACGGTGAAAACCCTGTCCGGGCGGCCATGCGACAGGATGAACATGCAGAACCTATACGACATCTTCATCACCGTAGTCGTCGGCAGACTGGAGAACATCAGCCACAAAATCGACGAACCCCTGTCGGATCGCCTTGTTGAAGTCGATGATCACAAGTGCCGAATCCTCCATCATCTTCTGAACCTCGGGATCAGCGTGCGCGTAAAACTCCGCGATCTTCGCATAGTCAAACACGATATGCCGGTGAGCCGCCAGCCGCAGGAACTCCTTCACGTCCTCCGGCGCATCACTATCATCAATCCGCTCGATCAGCTCGCGGGCCTTCCGGTCATCGAACAGCTCGTACACTTCCGGCGGTTCGTCCTCTTTCGGCTCATATACCGGCGCCTTGATCTTCGACGTATACGGATCGTCCTCGTCGCCTTCGACGTAGAACTCACCCAACAAGTCATCTATTTCGTCACGGTCGAAGCCGGTCGCCTCGATGTCGAATCCTTCGTCTTCCAGCTCGCGCAACAATTCCTTGAGCCGTTCGGTATCCCAATCTCCTTCGATCTTGTTCAGCGCCAAATTGAGCGCCTTTTCCCGGCTCCGATCCAGCCGAAGCTCGATGGCCTGTATTTCTTCATAGCCGAGTTCGGCCAGCACTTTGTGCCGCTGATGGCCACCGACGATCACCTTCTCGCCAGAATCCCGAAGGTTGTAAATGATCGGATCGACGTACCCGAACTCCTCGATGGATCGCCGGAGCTTTTCGTATTCAGAATCACCCGGGCGCAAGTCTTTCCTCGGGTTGTACGGTGCCGGATTCAGTTCGTCCAACCTGACTGTCTTGAGTATCATCGAACCCCTCCGATGCCGAATAAAAAACGCCCCTAACGGGGCGTTCGTCATTCAGCTTGATATTGGTTCCCGGTGATATAGTTCAGCGCTTTCTGCGCCTGCGCGGCGGCGTGAATAATCAGCCTCGAATCATTCTCAAGCTGATTGATCCAGCTTTGGATGTACGCCGCGCTGTTGTCGATTGTCGTATCCTCAATCCCGGCCAGACTGCACAGCATCGCGGCGCCCAATTCAGCGACCAGTTCTTCCTTACTGTAATCCTTGTCACCGAAAGCCGCAGGTGTCGCAATCCCTTTCCGGTTCAGCCTGTCCGGGTGGCCCGTACTATGGATCATCTCATGGAACAGCACCGAGTAAAACTCGTTCGGGTTTGGGAAGTCTTTCAGCGGAGGAACGCTGATATAGTCCAGCCCCTTATGATAGTAAGCTTGGCCCGGCGCGTACCGGATTTCCGGTTTATTCACATACTCCCGGACGATCTTCTCCCCGGCCTCGATCGGATCATGGTCGAACTGCTGAACCGGCTTTCGCTTGCTCTGTAACCCCTCCACCTGCGTGTTGATCTCGAACACGCTGTAATACCGCAGGAACGGGATTTTTTCGACCTCGCCGGTTTCCTCGTCTTCTTTCTCGATCCACTTCCAGAACACCACGATACTCGCCTTTTCGCCCTTCTTCACCCGGCCACCGGCTTCATTGATTTGCAGGATGGTCGCATATTCGCCCGGCTCCAGCAGCCATTGGTTAATGCCCCGGTACGGCTTTTGCGTCATCCAGTTGATAGCCACCGGCGGCTGCCCATTCACCCACGGCTTGCGCCACGGTACAACGCCCTGTTTCAGCTTCGCGATGATCCGGTCGGTAACGATCTTGTACACGTTCATGCTCATTGCATGATCCCTCCATATATGGTATGATGGAGGGGAAGTCGAGGGGCGGCAATCCTAAGACTTCCCCGGAAGTCATTTCGCTGGCGGGCGAAATAGCTTTTTCATTTTCAGGCCTCATACACCACATCCTCGGGAAGCTTCACGGTCGCGGCCCCGTCCGTGATCGTGTAGCTCTTGATCGGCTGTCCCTTCCACTTGTCATCGTGAACCGCCACCACCTTGTAAACCGCGTCTCGGTTCATCGAGACGACCGTAACCTTCACTTTGTCACCAACTTTGAACATCCTCATTACCTCCGTCTGATGTTTTCTCTTTCTGTTTCCTATCTTAACACGTTTTGTGTTCTTTTGGCAACACTTTCGCAAAAAATTTTGGGCTGGTTTTAACGCCCGCCCGACTGCTCCAGCCGCCTCAATTCTTCGACCAGCCGTTCCTCGCTGGCGAACATAATACTCGAATCGCCGGTCCATCGCCTAATCCGATTTTTCAGCACCTTCACGAACTCGTCGTGCGAATAATCAGCATACTGCTCCGCCCGCAGTTTATCGAGATACGCCCGAGCATCGTCCATCCTTGCACCATCCTTTCGGGAAGAAGGGGCGGGCCGTCAGCCCGCCGCCCGCTCATGTTCGATCTGGTTCAACTCCCGGAATGCCTCTTTCCGCTCCATGAAGTAAGCGGCCTGTTCGGTATTCCGCAGATTCAGTTCTTCGAGGAACGCCCAATTCTGGTGAACGATCGTCTTCGCAACGCCCGTCATCTTGATCCGCTTCTTGTTTTTCGCGGTTGCCACCAGCGCCTGCGTGATTTTCAGCCAGTTGGCGATCTTCACAAACTCAATCGTACCGGAATGCTGTCTGAACTCTACGGTACCATATTTGAGATAAGCTGTCATGTTGATTACGTGATACCGTGAGAATCTATTGGCAATATCATAAATCGTGAGGCATTCCTCCAGCCGTTCCATCATCCGATCATCAATCCCCCGGCAATATTGCGGATTCGTCGTGTACCGGCGCGATTTCGGCATAATTTGCTCGATTGCCAACCGGTGCTTGAAATACAGGCGGTAAAGGTTTTTGACATCCTCCACCGTAAAGTCGTCGATATGGTGGTGGACATGGAGGCCACAAGTCTTGTCAACCTTCGCCCCGATCTCGTTCAGCACCCGGCAGACGATTTCAAGCTGGTGCATCATTTCAGCTTCAACCAGCGGAGGGCTGACCAGTTCCAGCCCCCGGCCCGCCCCGGTTCCGGTGCCCGTCACCGAGCTATCCGTGACCAGCTTCCAATGGGGCGTGGTCGCGTGGCTGTAACCCATCCACTCAACCGCGATCCCTGCATTCCGCAGGGCGGCAACCACTTCGATCCGGTTGACCCCGAAGAATTCGATCTCGACGCCCATCTTGCGGCCTTCCCGGCCCGTGACCGCACGCGGCCCGGCCACCACTTTGTTGCCTGCCAGCTTCACCGTTTCACTCCAGAACTTCGTTTGCATCTTCATTACCTCCGGTTCGGTCATCTCTTTCTGATTCCATAATACCATGCGTGTATCCTTTTGGCAACACTTTTTTTCGATAAAAAAGGCCGGAACCAGACAGTTCTCGACCGATCTCGGAGGCATATTCAGTTGCCCGTATTGTAATTCGGAACCGCGCCGGATTTCAAGCGAAGTTCAGCTTTTCCGCATTTTCCGATTTTTCCGGTTTAGGCTATCAGTTCGGCGGCATACAGCGACAGCGCCAGATGACGGACAACCTGCTTCCGCAGTTCATACGCGGTCGATCTGGACACGCCGATCTGCTGGGCGATCATATACAGCCGTTCGCCATCCATCAGTGCTTCGGCCACAGCCCGCACCCGTTCATCCGTGATCTGGGCCACGGTTTCGTCGATTCGTTTCAGCTTTTCCTCGTATCGCTTGATCCGCTCATACTCCCGCATCCGCTTTTGCGCTTCCCGCGCAACGGGATCCGATACACCAGATGCCCGCGGCATCGTCGCCTCGATCCCGTATTTCGCCGTCGCGGCGGAAACGTCGTCGTCACGGTTTCGCGCGTAGAACTCGGCCACACGATCCGCCATCCAGCGATAGTCGCGCAAGTCCTGTTCCGCCCGTTGAACCGCCTCGATCATCACATCCAGTTTATCCATCAAATCAACCCTCCGCGTCGTCCTCCTCGTAATATTCCGGCGTGCATTCCGGGTCTTTGAGAACGTCCAACGTCTCCTCCAGCGCAGCGATCTTGACCGCAACAGGGATGTGCTGGCCGTTTCGGGCGTAGCGGAGATTCTCTTTCGCACGGTTCAGCAGTTCCAACGCCCGTTCGATTTGTTCTACGGCTTTTTGGACGCGGTTCATGCGGATTCCTCCTTCGTCTCTTGTTCCCTTCTGGTTACATCATAACACAAAACGTATCCTTTTGGCAACACCTTCTGATATATTTTTTCTCTCTTTTCGCACATTAGTTTGTAAAACTCTCATCTCTCTTCGCGGCTCATCATTTTTCCCTCGCTTTCGCCTCCTTCTTTCTGTTCCCGTATTGGTCCTTGGGCCGAAACACGTATTCCCTTTCGCTGACCCGGATCACAGTCGGCACGCCTTTTTTGACTTTGAGGACTGTCACGACCGGGCGGTAACGGTGGCCCATCGGTCGATCGTATTTTTTCATTCCACCGTCACCCCGATTTCGTGAAGAATGTTTTGGACAATTTCAAGCGGCTCTTCAAGAAGATCACAAACGTCGTACGCTTCTGCTTCGTGCGCTTCGTCATGATCGGTTTTCAATATGCGGTATAACTTTCGCAACCCCTCGATCAGCTTGTCACGTTCCGCCTTATGATGGTTCGCGGCCTTGATCGCCAATTCCTGAAACTTATGCAATTCTTCACGCAACATGTTGCTTTCTTTGCGCGTTTGTTCCAACTCGTCCAGCAGGAACCGGATGTATTTTTCATGGTTCTCGAAATAGACCATTTCGTAGTATGAGTGCGATCTTCGGTGTTCGACCACATCCCGTATATTCTTGATCTCCTGTTCCTTGTCCATGGTCATTCCTCCGTCACCGCCCTATTTTCAAACTTACTGCCGCACCAACAACAAAACCGTTGCGTAATGTCGAAAACAATCTTCCCGCAGTTTTCGCAGTACGGCATGGGCATTTCGACTCTCTGACCGTGTTGGAAGTCCAATCCGCAATGCGGACAAATTACGCGATCATACGACCCGACGACTTTCGGTTTGAATACGATGGCTACTTCGGGGGATTCTTGCACTTGTGTCACGTCTATTGTGTGTTCTATTCCGGTCTGGTGATCGCTTTCTATCGCTGATCCATACTTATGGCCGCTCTTGATTCCAACAATGTGGTCGGGATTCACGTACCAATGTTTCCCGTTCAACAGTGTCAACCGAATCATTCGCTTTCCTCTCCTTTCAGCAATTTGGCATTATCATAGATATTCCCGGCAACTCTAATGTCTTTCACATCGGTTAAATAACCGCCACAAAAGCGCCTTTCACCATCAAAAGTCCAATATCCGGATTCGTCCCAGCGAACATAAGAAATAATCTCGATTCCTTTTTTGGAAAACGTGTCGTAGTAATATCCCAATACAATGTCTCCTTCATAGATTTCCCGTCCAATCCGGTCTTTGAGGCCGGTGTATTGCCCGACCGTTTCGGGATCGACTTGGTACAGTTTGAAATGCCCGTCTACCAAGCCTTGATCGACCGCGATAAAGTGACTTGCCGATTTCAAGTAGTGCCCGTATAGCCATTGTCCTTTCAGCTCACAATCTTCGATGCACTTTCCCCTGAAACGTATCTCACGCATCGTTCCCGTCTCCTTCCGGTGCGTTGATGCCGACTCCTACAAGTCGATTACGTTCACGATGTAGTGCCGCATTGTACCCGCGATAGAAATACTCTTGTGTCAAATTACCGTTTTGTCGATGGTATGAGATTTTTTCTTTGTGAATCGCCATCAGTTCGTCAATCTCTCTTACCCGTTCCGCACTGGTTGGTTCGGTTGTGGAGAGGGCTTGGTTGATCGTCGCCAGTATTCCAAGTCCCGCCGGATGATCGGACTGCTGAATTTGATACCGAATGTCCTCCAACGCCGCCCGCAGACGCTGGACTTCGCCGTCAGGAGCGTCAAATGCGCCGGATTGGATTTTTTTTGAAACTCTATTAAGTGTCCAGTGAATGTCGATATCGTCAGGATGACCTTTATTTATGCTCATTTCTGATTCCAACCACTCCAATACCGCTTTCTTGCTCAGGTATTCACTCATTTGTGTTCGCTCCTTTTCAACCGCTCATAATACCGAAAAGCTTCTTCAATTTGTTTTATCGTGATGCCCTTCGCTTGTAGCGTTCGGATTGCTTGTTTTACGGCAGGATCGTTCATTTTCTTTTCCTGTTCCGAAAGTGGCAGAAAGTCAAATTCACTCACTTGGATTCGCTCCTTTCACCAAATATCGTACCGGAATTCATAGTTTTCGATGACTTCAACAAGTCGCAACGTCTTTCCATCTGCGGTATACACCAGTCCTTCTTCGATGGAGATTTCCTTGATGACGATATCTTCGCCAGTGTCCTTGTTTCGAATGTAATAGGTCATGTCCATCCTCTTTTCACATCTCACGTCCCGATCCGCCCCCAGCACATCACACAACTTTGACTGCACCGCAACCACATCCGCTTTTTCACAATCGCCCTGCCAGTAGGTATTCAGGGTTTCATGTAATTTTATTGTCGCCGCCCGCAGCCGTTGGATTTCGTCCTCCAATTCGAGCGTACGAACTTTCATCTTGACTGCTAACGAATGATTTTTTCGAATAATCTCGTCGAGATCGTCCTTTGGGTCAAATGCGCCGGATTGGATTTTTTCTTTCAGCAGCTCGATGGAAATATGTTTGCACGGGACGCCTTCGATGCTGACATCAAGGAATCCCAACAACGCCTGTTTCTTCACATATTCGCTCATTGCCCTTCTCCTTTCAGTAGATGGTTCGCCTTCGTCCGCGCTCGTTGTGCCGCTTCGGCTAACTCCTGCGTGCATCTTTTGCACAGGTGACGAGCGATAAGCGGGGTGAAGGTATCGCCGTCGGGGAGCGGCACGCGCTTGACGCGCTCCGCTCCGATTGCCCCGCATTTTTCGCATATTCTCATGGTCATCATCCTTTCACAATTTCTTTGGCTACTTTAGCCACTAGCTCCGCGCCCGGCCCGCAGGCGTCGCAGTATGTCTGATTGTCCCGCAGTTCCCCCGGACGACCGCATTGTTTGCAGAGGTATGTTGTGATCTCACCCAGACCGCCGCAAATCTCACAAGATATCGGCTCCGCATTTGGTCCGATACCGTCATACCATCCTCCGCGACCGTCACACACTTCGCACTTC